TGTGAAAATCTGAGAAGGGGTCACAACTCTAATCATATCTGGTTTCATATAAGTGGTTCTGTGATTGCTCAAAAATGCTTCTGTAGATGTGAAACCATTCGGGGTAGACGAGATGGTTTCTGTAAAGACTTTTATGGTCGTAAACATCAACTTCCCTCCAAAATAGTTGAGAAGTTATACCCCAAGAAGGAGGAACTCAGAAAATGTCCAGAAATTAAAAAATTTGAAGAAAAACCCCGAATTAAACACTCTGATATAAAATTACCCCTAGAGTCATTCATGCATAGATGTATGAAATGTCCTAAAGATACACATGTTGTGAGTATCACTCAACAGAAAAATACATTCACCGTTTTGACGACATCGTCACATTGTGAGACTATCAGGGGTGACCATGAAGATTGTACAATGTCGTATGTCATCAAAGGAACAAAGATAACTCAGAAGTGTCCAGTTTGTAAAAAGAGTAACGCTAAAATATATGAACTCAGTGGTAGTGTCAAACAAGCACTCAGACCACCCGGGGAAAAATAGACGTTTCTCATTCTAATTGAGTTTAGGGTCATTTACAACAAAATATACTTAAAAGGTAAGCTTCTTTATGTATATAATGGTTCAGACTCGTAGACGTACTACCAGACATGTAAAGAAACCGGATTTTTACACGCCAGAAGAGACTATACTAGAAGATGATTACACACCTGAAGAACATGAGTCCGATGTGGACTCGTCTATTGACACGGATGAAGATGATTATTCCGATGAAGAGAGTGAAGATGACGAGGACGAGGGTAGTCTAAAAGATTTTATAGATGATGATGATGAGGAAAGTGAGGAAGAACACGCTTAAAAAAATCAATATATATATATAAAATGGAGACTGATATAGGAAATCCAATTGATTATGATCCAATCCGTGATCCACTTGATAAAGATAGTGAGAAGCATGAAGATAGTACACCTATTCACGACGAACAGTACTATATTCATCCTTCTGAAATGACATACCCTCAACAATATCAGGATTCTGAAAAAAATGATATTTTTTCTAACATTGACAAATCTACGTGGATTATAGCATTCGCTGTATTCCTATTAGGCTTCTTTATGGGTAAAACTATGCAACCAGTAATCCTCAGGTATTCATAATCTCTCCTGAGCGTCTCTGTAATTTTTGTTCTCTCGTTTCAATAGGAATTTCTATTTCACCACTCTCATGTGGAAATCCATACAACCAATGATCCTCTGATATACTTGAGTATGGAGCGAACGTTCCAATATCACCATATACAGGTTCTAGTTCACCTGTTATATCACGATCCATAACTTGTGTGGGATACCTGGGCATTATGAATGCATCCCTTGTATCTTCAATAAACCCTTTAACTGTACTCGCCTTGTTTTTTGAATTAATATCAATATTGAATTTTATATACGGTTCAAAAAACAAAACGAAAAATATACTTGTCAAAATGATAGTAATAACTAATCTCCACATTTTGTTTTAAAATTAATGAATATTATTTTTTTAATTAAGCAGATGAAACTTCTGGTTCACCCTCCTCTTCAGACTCCTTGATAGTCCCGTCGGTTGAAGCTGCTTCCTCAGCTTCACGCTTTTTACGTCGCTCTTCAACCTCGGTAGCAACAATCTCATCAGCTTCCCTGACGAGTTCATCCATCTGGGCATCAGGCTTCTCCTTCTTGAGACGCTCAATGATATCAGCTGGATGACTGAGAGGTGCTTCGTCTGGTTTAGTATAAAACTTAGAGTTCTCATCACCAGGTTTGAGGAAACTCTTAGAATCCATCATATCCCTCTTGCGATCGTTGAACATACGAGTAGCTTCAGATTGGTTATCCCTGTAACCAACCATAATCTCTTCAAGCTTCTCATTTGTGTAATGAACATCTTCAATCTTTGTGGGATCAGGTGGAATGAGGAGCCACTTGTACATATCAACAACGTAGATGTCAAAGGTAGAATCCTCCTTTTGGAGACGCTTCGCGTGGTTAGCAGCCTCATCGCGAGAAGAAAAAGTCCCACGAATCTTAATACCAAACTTATCATTCTTTTGGGGAGCCTCTGGACCTACAACAGAGAGACACGCATATAGCTGACCGGGGACGGTAGTATAATCCTGTTCAAGAGACATCTTATATACTGTATACTCTCCAAAACTTTAAGCCAGCTTAAAAGGGATATACTAATACACATTAATGAGAACATTTTGGGATAAGCAACCTGTTCCCCAGGAAGGTGTCAAATATGAAAGTGGTCGGGAAATTGAAAAGGAGAGGAAGATTAGAATGGAACCTGTTCAACTCCCCTATGGATTTTCATGGAAAGTGTGTTCCGTTGAAGAAGCACACCCACTGTTGAATGAATACTACCTAACAAGTGAATCCTCCATACTTAAGTATTCACTTGAAACTTTAAAGTGGGCAGCTGAGTCACAAGGTTATGAAAATAGGGGTATTGTTCATGATGAGACTCAAGAACTTATCGGATTTATCTCTAGTGTTCCAAGTAAGATACGAGTATGTGAAGACATACTAAACATGGTTCAAATTAATTTCCTTTGTGTCCACGATGATTTCAGAACTATGGGTTTTGCACCACTGTTGATAGGTGAGATGAAACGAATCGCTAATACAAAAGGTGTGTGGCAGGCGGTATACACTGCTGTGACTAAAATACCAACACCCCTCGTGAAATCAACATATTGGCATCGTATCCTCAACGTAAAAAAACTTTCAGATGCTGGATTCTATAAAGTTACAAATAAAACTAAACAGAAGTATCTAGAAGTTCGTGGTACATCTCAATTTAGAAAAATGGAAATAAAAGATATTCCGAGGGTTACCAAGATATTACAAAATCACTTCAAACAATTCAAGGTTGCTCCAGTCATTGATAACGAATGGGTAAAACATTGGATACTTCCAGCCAATTCATATATAAATGATTCGGATGATACATTCATTTCATTCTATGATATACCAAATGAGCGGAAAGATGGTACATCTACTATTTATCAGGCATATTCATTCTATATAGTTGGAGATGTTTACAATGATGCATTCATCATCGCAAAGAACTTGGGTTATGATTTGTTTACTACTTTAGACATTGGTCAATCTATACCAAATCTAGAGAAGCAGAAGTTTCTTTTGGGAAGTTCTAGTATTCATTACTACTTGTTTAATTGGTTACCATCCTCTACAATTTCTTTAGAAGATGTGCAGGTCAAATTACCTTGATCTTCAAGTCTTTGCTTAATAAGTTCTACATATTCTTCATTAATCTCAACACCAATAAATGGTAGACCAAGCTTCTTGGCGGCTACACATTCACTCCCAGACCCCGCGAATGGAATAAGTACAAACCCCTTCTCCGGTTCTTGTTTACATGACTTCAAGAGTTTCTCACAAAGTTCTAGGGGTTTTTGGGTTGGATGATCTACTCTCTCACCCTTCCCAGAAGTACCTGCGAGGGTTGAGATTTTAATAACATCCCTAGGGAGTGCACCACCTGGATGCGCTGTATATGTAGTCGTATTTTCACCATTTGAATACCTACCTTTTGTAGCCGGTCTCTTCTTACCTGCTGCACCCTTGACAAAACCATCTGTGTAGGGCTCCCTCACATCGTCTCGGTGAAACACTTTATCACTTTTCCAAAGTACAATGATACTCTCATGGGATCTCTGCCAGAAATTGAGCTTGGGGACCGTCTTATTTGTATAGTGCCAAACGAGCCATCTTCTATTCACTTTTTGGGGAATACGAGCTAAAATGAGCGCCAAAATCTCACTAAATCCATAGATGAACATTGTTCCATCCTTCTTCAAAACTCGGAGGCACCCCTCAATCCATTCATCACACCATGGAAGATATTCATCCATCGGTTGTTTATCACTATTGTTTCCAAAGTCTTTCCCAATATTATACGGAGGATCAGCGATAACAATTTGAGCACTTTCGTCATCTAGAGTCCTAAGTACTTTCAAAATATCATCATTTATAATCTTCTCCATTGTGAATCAGTCGTGTTAAAGTTTTAAGTGTATTTTGAAATATGGAAGAATCACATGTCAATGTTACTATTATGATCAGTTCACTCTCACGTATTCATATATTTCTTAACGTTATAGTAGGTATGAGTATATTGCCAAAATTTGTGGCATCAAGACAAAATATTATTACCAAAAATCCTTCTCAGATTCAAAAGTATATTAACAAGGGAAGTACTCCCGAAATTATGCATTTTATTCTAAAAGGTAGTGGTAAGGGACCCGAATGTGAGCATTATGCTAAGTATTGTTTCCCGTCACTTGGTTTAAGACTTCAAGATGATACTAACAAATCGGGGTATGATCATATTCATATACCCTCGAAGCTGAGAGTTGAACAAAAGACTGCGGGAAATTGGGATGTTGAAGATAATTCATGGACATGGCAACATATAGAACCTAAACATAATTGGTGTTTTTTATTATTGTGTGGTATTGCTTATCATGAAATACATTGGTTCTTTTTGGATCGTACAAAGTTTAATGAATTATGTGATAAAAACATAATTAAAAGGCAAGGTGATGCTGACAGAAACTCATATCAGGGTTGGTGGTTTAATTACACGAATGCGAAAGATGATTTAATTGAAATAACATCTAATGAGCATTTAGACCTCCTAAGTAAAAGAAATGCACCCTTAAAAATATAAGATGGAGGAAATCCGAAAAAACCACAACAACGCGAAGAGGGATCTGATCCAATCTGTTACTAGAGATGGAGATCAGATCCTAGATGTTGGTTGTGGTTTTGGGGGGGATCTACAGAAGTGGCACAAGTGTGGAGCAAATATGAGTATGTGTGACCCGGAACCAGAAGCCCTCGTGGAGGCCAAGTCACGCGCTAAGAATATGCATATGAGGGTGAACTTTTATGAGGGTGACATTCACAATTGTCCAAATAGGAAGTATGATATTCTCTGCTACAACTTTTCACTTCATTATATTTTTGAAACGAGGGAAAAGTTTTTCACTTCAATCAGGGAAATCAAAAAGAGAATGAAACCTGGTGCACGTCTCATTGGGATTATTCCAGATTCTGAAAAGATTATATTTAGAACACCTCTCAAAGATGACATGGGTAATTTTTTCTTGATGAAAGACCATGGTAATGGAGGTTTTGGTGAAAAGTTATTTGTAAACTTGGTAGACACACCTTTCTATGCAGATGGACCGCGTTCAGAACCCGTGGCGTACAAAGACTTACTCGTGACACACCTAGAAGAGTTGGGATTTAAATTAGAATTGTGGGAGGGTTTGACAGATAACCCAATTTCAGAACTGTATAGTAAATTTATATTTGTATATAAAAGATGATCGCATTCATTATATTAATTCTTATAAACGTGTATATACTTGCTACAACCAGAGAACCACGTGAACTCGTGGAGGTCAAAGAGAAATATCAAATTCTCAGGCAGCATTTCACCGACACAGATCACCCCAAGTTTAATATGTTACAGAGACCAGTTCCTCTCACGGGAATGAAATCAATGAATGGTGCGGTTGGTTATAATACTAATAAAGGACAGGAGATTGTCATATGCCTAGATGGTGAGGTAAATGAAATCTTCCATGTCCTCATACATGAATTGGCTCACTGTACAGTTGATGAGTATTCCCATTCAGATGAGTATTGGAATAATTACATAGAACTTCGGGATATATGTGTGAACCTCGGTATATATGAAAAGATACCAGAAATGAAAAAGTTCTGTGGTTCACACGTACAGGATACATAATATTGCTACATAGCAAATGACACCACCAATGAACGTTTTGTTAGTGGCAATC